GCGGTCCGTTTTCGGGTAAAGCAGATTCCGATCGGTAAATCCGGTCGGGTCCGTATACCTGTGGACGGGCCAGCGGTCCTGTCGTCGGGCATTTTGCGAAAAGCAAGGTCCCGGGTTGTAAGGTTTGCTAAATCGCCTTACAAGCGTCGGTCCTCTCAACCTCAAAATAGGCCCCTTAGGGAGTCGCCTGAGATCGCCAATCGTTCGTTTTTGCGAACTTTTGAATCTGGTATTGGGGGTGTCCGTAATGGATACTCCCAAACCGTCGTTCCAGTTCTTGATCATTCGAGAACTTGGAGCGGATCTCGGACGCCTAACTACGGTAAGCTTAAACCTGGACAGCTACCGGTTAATCCGCATGCTGTCAAGATCGTTGAGGTGTTGGAAAATAAATACTCCAAATACCAGACGCAAGCTGCTTCTGGAAACTGGGAGTTGAATATTTTCCCTTACACAGAGGTCTACACGCCGCCCCTTTCGCCAATTGCGATACACTTGCCGTTGGCGGAACAAAAGGCTATCAGGAAACTTATTGATGCAGCGGGAGCCGGGATTCAAGCGAATCTCGCACAAAACCTTGCTCAATATGGTCAAGTTACATCCATGATCGCAAATAATGCTATGCGAATCGTGAATGCACTTAAGTTCGTTAAGCAGGCTAAGCGGCTTGGAAACAAGCAGCTCTATACTGCGGCGGGCATCCTGACAGCTGGACGAGGGAACCAAGGTATCAATATGAATGCTCTCAACAGTTCGAAGTCCGTTGCCAGCAATTGGCTCGAGCTTCAATACGGTTGGAAGCCTCTTCTTAGTGATATCAAAGGCACCCTAGAAGCGATTCCTACGCTTTCTAACGTAGGGTCGTTCGTCCGGAGCGTCGAAGCATCGGCTAGCGCTGCGAAAGAGAGTGTTGTCGCTTATCCTCCTGGTGATGGCGTGATCGGGTTTGGTAATGGTGGCAAAACCACCTTTATCAATAAGACCCGAACCAAGTTCAAAATCAGGTTTAGGATGAGTGATCCCACTCTTGCCTTCGTGGCACAAACCGGCTTTACCAATCCCTTGAACCTCGCTTGGGAGATCCTGCCATTCAGCTTTGTAGCCGACTGGTTCCTTCCGATTGGGCCTTACCTTGAAACGCTTTCAGCGTGGCACGGTTTGACCTTCATCGGCGGGAGCCGGACGAACTTTACAAGAGTCTGGATGGCTTCCACCATTGCCTATAGCGGGCCATCAGCTATAGAGCCGAGCGTACATGTGCTGAAAAACGCCTCTTACCGCGAAGAGCAGGTATGGCTTAACCGGGTTGGTCTAACTGACATTCCCAGGCAAGTCGCGCCTGTTCTGAATTCACGCGGGTTAAGTGGCGGCGGTCGTGCGCAAAACGCTATTGCTCTGTTAACTGGAGCCTTCAAAAGCTTTAGGTGAGGACAATGGTTTCCAATCTTTAGAAAGGAAGTACTCACATGTCCGCTCTTGCGGCAGTGAAGCTCAGCGGTATCCTCGATCATGCTCTGGCTCGTTTAACGACCAGTGCGACCGTGGGTGTCGACTCGACGATGAACCCCGAAGGGATTTCCCCTCAAGGGATCGCGTCCTGGGTTGACCGGAGTGGCGGAATCGCCATCGGTTACCCCAGACTGACCATGTCCGTCCGTCCGCCTACCAAGGCGAGCCGGGTGTACAAGGTAACAGTGAAGCTCGTCCTCCCGACGCTCGAGCAGACCAGCGCTTCGACGATGACCGGTATTCAGCCGGCGCCGACGAAAGCGTATGACTGCGCGTGCATCATGGAGTTTTTCCTGCCGGAGCGTAGTACCTTGCTGGAGCGTCAAACGCTCTTCAGCCGGGTGGCTTCGCTCTTTGCTCGAACGGTGAATGCGAGTGACGGCGCCCCGACAGATGCAACGGGGACTCCCGTCGAAAACGCAGTCACGACGTTCGAGAACGTGTACTAACTTCGTACACGCTGTAGGTAGACTCCTGGAGGTACCATGTCTTCTAAGAAGCACGGTGGTAGATTCCATAAAGGAATCTCGAGCTTACGCGTTCCCGAGGGTGTAGAATCCTCGGCAATAGCGGAGTACTTAACGGCATTGGATTGTCCTCGAAGCCTAACTGTACTCATTCTCTATAGAAATATGGAGCATGAGCAGCTGGCTAAACTCGAGTTCGATCCCAAGCACTACGATAATCTCGTAGCGCTTCGGTCTGCTTACGCCGCAACGAAGTTCCTATCGAAATTCAAGGGTTTAACCTTGGGTTACGATTTGGACGACGTTGCTTTGAAGAAGTTCGATGAATTTGAACTTCTTTGTAAACAGACGAATCGTCGATTCCGCAATCTCTCTCGCGACCCCTTATTCAAGGGTCGTGCCGTCTGGCTGCATAACGCAGTCATTCGTAAAATTGAGAAGTTGCTCGGCGACTTTTCGGCCGATGAGCTCTTCGCTATGCCTAACTGGGGTCCTGGTGCCTCTACGTTGATTAAACGTAGAGAAGCCAGTCCAGCTAAGAAGTTCCGGTGTGAAACCGGAATAACGCGTGATCTGTACAACCTTATCCCTTGGGAGGTCCTTGAGGTTGCTTATCCTCTTTGGGCCAACCAGCTTGTTGATTCGGGATTTCCGAACTTTCAAGTTGGGAATAAGGTGATCACTGTACCCAAGGACGCGTCGACTAATCGAGTTATCGCCGTAGAACCTGGAATCAATCTTTGGTTCCAGAAAGCTATTGGCGACATGATTGGTCTTCGCCTCCGACGGTATGGGGTCGACTTACGCTGGCAGAGTCGCAATCAGGAGTTGGCTCGGATTGGGAGTAAGTTCCAATCCTTGGCAACTATTGACTTGTCATCTGCTAGTGATTCGATAGCTTCTGCTGTCGTTGAGGAGCTTTTACCTCCGCGGTGGTTTAGGTTATTGGATGCAAGCCGATCTCATTACGGCTCTCGTGGCGAGACTCCGGTTAAATGGGAGAAGTTCTCCAGTATGGGGAACGGCTTCACATTTCAGCTAGAGTCTTTGATTTTCTACGCAGTTGCTTCTTGCTGCGCAGATTATCTCTCACTGAGTTCTTCTCAAGTGAGTGCGTATGGCGATGATGTTATATTACCATGCGCATGCTACGAGTTGTTCTCCGAGATGATGAGTTTCTACGGCTTCCGCGTAAATGCTAAAAAGAGTCACTATGACTCAGCATTCCGTGAAAGCTGTGGTGCTCATTTCTTCTCGGGCATTGACGTCAAGCCAATCTATCTTAAAGATAGAGTCGACTCGGTTCCAGCGGTTTATCGCCTGGCAAATGCTATCCGACGCCTCGCTCATCGCCATAACTTTCGTTATGGTTGTGATGCAAAGTTTCGGCCAGTATTTGATCATCTAGTGTCTTCGATTCCTAGAGCTTTACGCTTTCGGATACCTGAGACTCTCGGTGACGGTGGTTTCATTGCGAACTTCGATGAAGCCACTCCCAGCCGCGCGAAGAACGGTATTGGAGCAGGGTATCAACCTGCTCCTTTTATCGTTCCTAACGTGGTGGAGGTAAGCAAGACTTACTACGACGAGACCGTCGGCTATTTACTAGCCGCACTTTGGCGGTTACGTGATAGCAGAGACCTAGATTTCGGTTTCCGCGAACACGTAGCTGACGTCGTGCTTCGATCTCCCAATAGGGATTTCGAGGAACGCCGTGCCAGGTTCCAAGCGATAGCCACTTTCCTTCGTACCGACGATTTTGAGGGATATAACTCTGTTCCTCTTAATGGTCGAACGAAGTTCAAGGTGGCGAATAGCCTGGTTCAGCAGTGGTACGATCTCGGGCCTTGGATTTAATTAAGGCCTTTTCCTGAATCAAGGCGGGTTTTCTCGCCGAGACTAGGGTGGAGGGGTATACATTCCCCACAAAGTGTAATTAAG